GCATTTAAATATGCATTATAATATATAAAATGGAAATATTATGAATAACCTAGAAACAATACTTGAGATGTGGAAGAAAGACTCCATCATTGACGAACTTCAATTAGATCAATCCGCTCGAGACTCGGCGAAGCTTCATTCGAAGTACTTAGAACTATATTCTGTAAATAAGCTAAGATTTAAGAAGCTAGACTTAGAATTTAAAGTCTTGTTGAGAGATAAGTTTATGCATTATAATGGTAAGCTAAGTCAAGAAGAGATGGATTCTAAGGGATGGGGCTACGATCCATTAAATGGTCTTACTGTATTAAAGGGCGATATGGATAAGTGGTATGATTCAGATCCTATTATTCAGGCACATCAGGCAAAGATGCATTACACACAAGAGCTCGTTGACACTTTAAAAGAAATACTTGACAATATTAAGTGGCGACATCAGAACATTAAAAATATTATTGAATGGAACAAATTTACTAGTGGGATGTAATGGAAAAAATTGTCGTTAAGAAAAAGAACGAAGTATTTTTAAGCGTTATAACGGATCCAGGAATAGAAATGGAGTTATCAGAACACTTCTGTTTTTATGTTCCTGGTTATAAGTTTATGCCGTCGTACAAGAATAGAATGTGGGATGGTAAGATACGATTATACGATTTACGTAAGAAACAAATTTATGGTGGATTGTTTAGATATTTTAAAGAATTCGCCGATGCTCGTGGCTATGAGATCGTAGTTGAAGATAATTCTTCTTTTGGTAGACCGGATAGTAATGAGCTACATGATATCGAAAGCTTTCTTGCACAAGTAGTGCTCACGGCTAACGGAGATAGTATTACACCTAGGGATTATCAATTAGATGCGCTCTCACACGCGCTAGATAATAAACGATCTTTATTGTTAAGTCCCACGGCTTCTGGAAAGAGTTTAATCATTTATTTAGCAGTTAGATATTATTTGGAGATGTATGACAGTAATGTATTGCTGATTGTTCCTACCACTTCACTAGTAGAGCAGATGTATTCCGATTTTGATGACTATTCTAAGATGGATGATTGGAATGTTAGTGATAATTGCCATAAAATATATTCTGGCAAAGAGAAATACAACCTGAAGCATAGGGTAATAATTACAACTTGGCAATCGATTTATAAAATGCAGACGCCATGGTTTGAAAACTACGGTATGGTAATTGGAGATGAAGCTCATAACTTTAAGGCAAAGTCGTTAACTGCGATATTAGAAAAGTGTGTAAATGCGCAGTACAGAATGGGAACTACAGGAACATTAGACGGTACCCAAACACATCAGTTAGTATTAGAAGGTTTGTTTGGTCCTGTGCATAAAGTGACTACTACGAAAAAGCTAATAGAAGAAAAATCTTTAGCACAACTGGACATATTCGTATTGCTATTAAAATATAGCGATGAGTATTGCAGGCTTGTGTCTAAAATGAAATACCAAGAAGAGATTGATTTTATTGTCAAATACGAGCCGAGGAATAACTTTATATCAAATCTGGCAATGGATCAAACTGGTAATACACTAATATTGTTTCAGTTTGTAGAGAAGCACGGAAAGCCTTTACACAATATGCTACAAGAAAAATTTAGTAAATTGCCACGAAACACTAGGAGATTATTTTATGTATCAGGAGAGACCGACGTGGATACGCGGGAAGAAATTCGAGCGATTACAGAGAAGCAGGACGACGCGATTATTGTCGCTAGTATGGGCACTTTTTCTACAGGTATTAATATTAAGCGTCTTCACAATATTATATTTGCTTCACCAAGTAAGTCTCAAATTAGGGTTCTTCAAAGTATCGGAAGAGGATTAAGAAAATCTGGTGATGATATAGATACTAAGGTATATGACATTGCTGATGATTTACATTGGAAGTCAAATAAAAATTACACGCTGGAACATGCAGGAGAAAGAATCAGAATTTATAGTAGAGAAAAATTCGACTATAAAATTCATGATATAAATATATAAATGGAAACAATACAAGAAGTAGATGTACGACATTTTAAGCTGACGAACGGCGAGAACATTATTTGCTATGTTCAATCAGCGACCGAGCATGCCTTCATTGTAGAACGGCCTGCGGCCGTGCAGGTTTCACCTGCCGGTATATGGACTTTTAATGACTGGTTTCCATTCTCTGACAAAAAGGTATTTAAGATAATGAAGCGATTTGTTATTAACCATACTGAGGTTGTGACCGAAACGAAAGAGTCATATATTAAATATTCTTGCCAAGATGAGATTAGAGATACTATAGAAACATATAGCGATAATTATGAATATGATATGGAGAGTGATCAATTAGATTTTGATGAACCAGAGACGAAAACAATACATTAGTATACCCCTATCCTCAAGTGGACTCTTATATTATATCACGCTTTTCGCGATTTGTACACCTTTTTATGCAAAAAAACTAAATTAATTTAATGAAAATAACTGTGTACTTTTATGGTATACTGTGTTATAATATACTATTATCGGGAGAAATACATGACTAAAAAAATCAAACCAAAAGATAAACCACATTACGTAAACAATAAGGAATTTTCTCAAGCTGTTATGGATTATGCGATTGCAGCTCGTGCCGCAAAGGATGCAGATGAAGTCACTCCTACGGTAACTAATTACATTGCAACTTGTTTTATGAAAATATCAGAAGGCCTGTCCCACAGACCGAACTTTGTTCGGTACACTTATCGTGAGGAGATGGTTATGGATGGTGTAGAAAATTGTCTACGTGCAATTAATAACTATAAAATAGAAACAGCAACAAGGACTGGTAATCCTAATGCGTTTTCTTATTTTACACAAATATGCTTCTTTGCATTTATTCGAAGAATCACCAAAGAGAAAAAGCAACAAGAAATTAAATTTAGATTTATTGAAAAGATGGGAATCGAAGACTTTGCTGCTATGGGAATGGATGATGCAGGTGCTCAACAAACTATGGAGTATGTTGATACTCTTAGGCAAAGAATCGATAAGATTAGAGTGAAAGACGATAAAATCAAAGAATTTGCAAAGGCAGAAAAAGAGAAAGAAAAACTAGAATTATTTATGGTATAATTTATGAAAGTTGCTATATTAAACGATACCCATTGTGGTGTTAGAAACTCATCAGATATTTTTTTAAAGTATCAAGAAAGATTTTATGAAGAAATATTTTTTCCATATCTTAAGGAAAATGGTATAAATAATATTCTTCACCTAGGGGATTATTATGAGCACCGGAAGTTTGTCAACTTCAAAGCACTCAATGCGAACCGCAAGCATTTTCTTGAGCCTATGCGTGATATGGGGATCACAATGGACATTATTCCTGGGAACCACGACGTATATTTCAAGAATACGAACGAACTATGTTCACTTAAGGAACTACTCGGTTACTTCACATCCAACGTTAATATTATAATGAAACCTACAGTGTTAGACTATGATGGTCTAAACGTAGCAGTAATACCTTGGATTAATAACTCAAACTATAAAGAATATGTTGACTTTGCTCTTAACTGTAAAGCACCAATTCTTGGCGCACATTTAGAATTAGCTGGTTTTGAAATGATGGCAGGCATAACTAATCCACATGGAATGAACGCTGAAATTTTCTCGAGATTCGAAAAGGTATTGTCCGGACATTTTCATACAAGATCAAGTCAAGGCAATGTTGATTACTTAGGTTCTCAGTTCGAGTTTACATGGGCCGATGTCGATGATCCAAAATACTTTCACGTGTTAGATACGGAGACAAGAGAAATTACTCCTGTACGTAATCCTATTACTATGTTTAAAAAGATCGTGTATGATGATTCGAATAATGACTATAGTGATTTTGACTTTACTGACTGTCAACATAAATTTATAAAGCTAATTGTGCTTAGTAAAAACGATCTATACGGTTTTGATAAATTTGTTGATAAGTTACAAAGTATAGAAACTTATGAATTAAAAATCGCAGAAAGCTTTGAGGAATACTTAGGCGAAAGCGTCGAAGACGAAAAGGTGTCTTTAGAAGATACAACTGAATTACTAGATTCTTACGTAGAAGCAGTCGATACTGAATTGGATAAGGATCATTTGAAAATTGAATTGAGAAAGCTTTATACTGAAGCACAAAACCTTGAGGTAGTATGATACATTTTAAAAGTGTAAGTTGGAAGAACTTTCTTTCAACTGGTAATGATACAATTAAAGTACAACTTGATAGAACTCCATCAACGTTAGTCGTCGGATCTAATGGCGCAGGTAAATCAACTATGTTAGACGCGCTATCGTTTGGATTATTTGGCAAGCCACACAGAGATATTAAGAAAGATCAAATGATTAACAGTATTAATAAGAAAGGTACTGTTGTTGAAGTAGAGTTTAATATTGGTAATTCGGAGTTTAAGATTGTTCGTGGTATTAAACCTAACAAGTTTGAAATCTGGCAGAACAATAATATGATCAATCAGTCGTCAAACGCAAGAGACTATCAAAAATTCTTAGAGCAGAACATTCTTAAGTTAAATCACAAATCATTCCATCAGGTTGTTGTATTAGGAAGCAGTTCTTTTATTCCATTTATGCAGCTACCGGCATGGACACGTAGGTCTGTTATTGAAGACTTGTTGGACATTAACATCTTTAGTAAAATGAACACACTACTTAAAGAACGCAATTCTAAGATAAAAGAAGAACTTACTGAGATCAATCATTCTTTAGATTTATATAAAGCCAAGATGGATACTCAATCTAAATATATTAAAGATCTACAAGCAATCAATAAAGACATGATTGCATCTAAAGAAAACTCTATTGAAGCATACGAAGATGACGTAAAGGCGTTAGTTAATCAATCATCAGAGTTAGGTAAAAACCTAGACGCTTTAACCGAAATTGAAAATAGTAAACACGACGAACTATCCAGAAAGGTATCTGATATTAAGTCAGAAGATAAAGTGTTTAAATCTAAAATAAAAGATTTAGTAAGTCAAGCTAAGTTTTTTGAAGAAAACGAAATATGTCCAACATGCGATCAAGATATAGACGCAAAGATTAAAGACAATCGTTTAAGTCACATTAAAGCGACAGCCGCAAACATACAAGAAGGTATGAAGGAGTTATCACTAGATAACGACAAATGTGCTTCTCAATTGCTAGAATGCCAAAATAATATGAAAGAGCTTTTAGCCAAGCAAAGACAGATCAACTCTAATAATGATAAGATCAATATCATGCAAAGAGAGATCGAAAAGATTCAGAAAGAAATTAGTACTTTGTTGCAGTCATCTGGAGATATTAAAACCGCTAAAGACGAACTAAACGCTTTGCGTGATAATAAAGACTCAATAACCGAGAAAAAACTAGAATATGTAGAAGAGCGCACGTACAATGAAGTTATAGGCGAGATGTTGAAAGATACGGGCATAAAAACGAAGGTTATTAAACAATATTTGCCTGTTATGAATAGGCTTATTAATCAGTACTTACAAGTCTTAGATTTCTTTGTCGCATTCCATTTAGATGAAAACTTTACTGAAACAATACGATCTCGTCATCGCGACGCATTTAACTATGCATCGTTTTCAGAAGGTGAAAAACAGAGAATCGATTTGTCATTACTATTTACATGGAGACAGATTGCTAAGATGAAAAATTCAGCATCTACCAATCTACTTGTACTTGACGAAACCTTTGATTCTTCTCTTGATCATGATGGTATTGACAATCTTACTAAAATTCTAAACACTCTAGAAGATGGTACAAATGTGTTCATCATATCGCATAAAGGTGATATCCTAGAGAATAAGTTTAGATCTAAGATAGAATTTATTAAAGAACGTAACTTTTCTAAGATCAAGTAACTTCGAGTCCTTATTCCGAAAAGTTATAAGCTTATAACAAATACGTATAAAAACTATATACTATTTTTCAAAAAAAGGTGTACAAACGCCTTAAAACTTAGTATAATGGTACCATATTAAAGATAAGGAGTTAATATGTATCACAATTCAAGTCTACCAAAACTACTCGCGAAAGAGAATATCTCTATTCGTCATGGCAATTATCAGACCCCATGGTTTGATATCAAAAACCGTGTTCTCGGTCTTCCTCTATGGAAGGACATGGGCAAAGACGTATATGACTTGTTTGTAGGTCATGAAGTTGGCCATGCATTAGAAACTCCATATGAAGGATGGCACGACAGTCCTGAAAAACTTCAGGGTTGTCCTAGGTCCTACATTAATGTAATAGAAGATGCTAGAATCGAAAGGAAAGTAAAAACTAGATATCCTGGTTTAGTCGGTCCATTTTCTAGAGCATACGCTAACTTATTTGAAGACAACTTTTTTGGAACAGAAGATATAGATCTTTCAGAACTAAGAATTATCGATAAGATTAATCTTCAAGCTAAAGTTGGCGCTCACGTTAATCTAGATTTTACTGACGAAGAACAAGTATTTATGGATAGAGCTATGGCAACTGAAGACTTTCAAGAAGTCTTAGAGTTGGTTAAAGACATTGTAGCTTACGATAAAACTCAAGAGGACGATGAAGAAGAGAGTGAAACTCCTGACGAAAACAAATTTGACGAAACTGAGGAAACTGAAGATCAAAGCGATCCTTCACAACAAGGTGGAGATGATCAACCTGAAGATCAACAAGAACAAAATGCTCCTAATTCTTCCGGAGACGATTCAGAAGAAGATGAAGAAGATAAAGAACAATCTGACGAAGGTTCTGTTTCTCTTGGTAACGGCGCGGACGGAAACGTTGGTATCTCAGTAACAGACGAAGCTTTTAGAAACGCAGAAAAGTCACTACTTGATACTGATGAAGATGGTAATCAAACGCTTGTTGTTTCTGATATTCATAAAGATATTAGAAAAAAGATAGTCATTGACTTTAAAGATCTTCAAGAAGAAAGAGCGGAATCCGCAGAAAACGCCGGTGAGTATATCACAGAAGATATTGCTCAAGCGGCTCTGGAATATCCTTCATATATTAAAACAACAAAAAGAAGCGTTGCTGTCGCAGTTAAAGAATTTGAAATGAGAAAAGCCGCTACTCAGTGGGCTAAAGCGACAACCGCAAAAACTGGAGTTATCGACGTAAATAAACTGTTTTCATACAAGACTAATGAGGATATATTCAAGCAAACAACTAGACTTCATGATGCTAAAAGCCATGGAATGATAATGTTAATTGACTATTCTGGATCTATGTATGAGTCACTACCTAACGTCTTAGATCAGTTAATTCACTTAGTGTTGTTTTGCAAGCAAGTTAATATTCCTTTTGATGTGTATGCGTTTACAACTCAAAACAGAAATATTGATTATTACGATCTTAGAACTCAGGGTTTACTGATTGATGGCGATATGGATTTGGATGGAATAAG